CTTTATATTATGGAGTCCGTTGGCATTGAGACTGCTTATTCCGCGTCTCACATTGATTGGCATGTTCTTGAAGGCGGTGCTGCCCTCGATCCATTGACCAATCAGCATACGTCCATCGTCGGGCAACAAGTACTTTCATCCTTCTCGACCTCCGGGGCTTACGATCAGTCACTATCAAACGTGCGCAGTTTGTTTTCTCCAACCGTTTCGGCATCGTGCGCACTCAGGCGCACCGTCCTAGGCAGATACGGTTCTTCAATGCTCATGGAAATTAACCTATTCCATGGCAAATTTGTCCATAGGTTCGTCCCAGACCAGGACGTATACTACCTCATCCCGGTCCCTCATCCTTTCAAGGGCGTCGTCAATTTACGCATTGAAAAGAAGGGATTCGACCGTGCGCTCCAAATGTACCGCACTGCCGCCGAGCGCAACCCGCTCAATGCAAGGATACAGTTGAGACAGTCAAACGTCACATACACAGTATCCGGCAGTGCCGTCACCCCACGGTTGGACCTTTCCGCCAGCGAGTTCGAATATCTCGCCATCTGGATGTGTGTCTACTCTACCATGTGCGATCATCATGAGTACGAGTCATTGCCAAAGACTGATCTGTCTCTAGGGACAAAAGAAGCAATAAGCTCCGTTACCAAAGGTGCTTTCTCAATACTAGACTCTACCGCAAGGAAAATCACCAATGCCAAAACTGGTGAGCACACCTTGTTTGGCTCCCTTGCCGTCGGAAGGCAGTGGCTAAACACCATGACTTCCAATGGGCGCTACATGAGTTTAGATGACATTTCCGAGAATGCCTATGCCGAAGTTTACGGCAAATCAATTGCTCTGAGCTTATCTTCCTCGTCCATATACAAGCGTTTAGCAAACACGTTGCATTTCGACGCTGTCAATTCATTTTTGGATGGTCTTACCGCCTCCACCTGGTCTCATGGCTGGGATTTCATTTCTATATGTACTCATGTTTCCTCATCTGTATTATCTCTCACCGCTGAAAGTACCGGTGTTTTCTTCGACGTTGTCATTCACATTTCTCGTGTATTAAACCTCCCGATAGTAGAGGCCCAATCAAAAAAAATATCTACTTTCCTATCCATTTCTGACACTTCTTTCAAGAACTTTTTCAATGATCTCTTCCTAGCTAAGCACTTGGATTTCCAATCTTCATGTATTCAAATAGTAGAAACCTTTGTAAAACATTTAACCCCTGATCCCGCTGCTTTAGACTTTGTACAGCAGCAAAAGGCATATGAAGCCAGACTCAACGTCCAAATGATGGACATTCCCTATACCCGATTTCTCACCGAAATCAAAGTGTTCCTGCAAAGGTACAATTCCAGGTATGAGAGATTCCAAAGAATCCACAATCTTCGACAACAAATTCACGCTCAAATCGAGCTTGTCGACCCCATCGAACGCGCGGCACTTATGCGCCTCGATGATTCTTTGAACAACGTAGCAGCAGCCGTTCGGGCTGCTCCAACACTCTCACCAAATTCGGTACCTGGCCGATCAATGCTCACCGGACAAATTCCGGTAACAATTCCCGTACCTATGATGCCAGTCAACATTGGGCATTTTGACAATGGATGGGTCCAAGATGGTCAAGACACAATCGAGCAAGCCTTTGAGCGTCGGTTGATAGTAAATGTTGATGAGAATTCTCCGATTCCTCTCAACCAAAACCAGCCTCCTAGGTTCTTGCAACGTCTTCCGACCAACCCCGATGGCACCGTGTCGTTTCAACCTATTCATGATATAATGACCGCCTCAAACCCGCGGCTTCATGAAAATTTCAACACCATCGCTGAAATCCCCGACATTCTCAATGCCCAAAATCTTTACTTCTCCCCCGATGCACGAGGCAGCCAATATCAGCGCAATGCGTTGCTTCGCACATCTTACGAATGCGATCGTGGTAATTTAGGCACACAGCCTCCCTTCCTGAACAGGCAACAATTGGTCGATCAATTGACCACAGATGCAGCAGCGACAACCATCAATGCTGTATCTGCAGCCCTCGTCAATGTTCAAAGAAGGTTGGACTTTGTTTCGATACCATACATCGCTCACATCGAAGGATTGGCCATGGGTGGAAAAAGTCAAGGCGTCCGCACCTGGGTTAACGACCAGGATTGCATCATTGTTCCGTCCAGGGAACTCCAATCTCAATGGTTGCGTGAGCTTGGAAACAACAACGCAACCCAAAGGGTCTCAGTCTACACACAACATACAGGACTGAACCAAAATTGTTCTCGATTCGTGATTATCGACGAAGCTCACACGCTCGGTATTCACTTACTCGAAATGTACAGGCGTTTCCCAAACGCAAAAGGTCTCATCACCATTGGTGACGGTGGACAAATCAAACAGATTTTCAATGACCAAATCCCCCAATTGGCACCATTTTCACATGATCCTTTATTGGTATTCTTGGCACCCGTCTCATTCTGTCCCTATGACGCATTGTATACTTATTTGCGTTACAGTAGATCAGCAGTGTCAATGGACAATTACTTCTCAGGATCACCCATTTGCCGTGGGTTACAATATGAAATTTCTGATGAATTGTTCCAACCAGAGCAGGGCGATTTAGTCCTTACTTGTACACAAGCCGCCAAAGCAAGGTTGGTAAATATGGCATTACCAGACACCATCACCGCTCACGAGAGCCAAGGATCACGTTCTAACACTTCCTGGCTATACAGCTCTCAAGCTAATGGTGGTTGCCCTGATTTTGCCACATTCTCCAATAACTCCTTTTTTGCTCATTTTGGAGTTGCAATTACTCGCGCTAGGCAGCGCACAATATTCGTCTGCACAGACAAACCAAGTGCTCGATCCATCCCAACTTGCGAGCCCACTGGTATCAATGGAACCAGTGAAAATCTACTATTATCATCCTCTTACATCACCAGTGGCACCGTGTTCGACCTGGTGGATCCTACTACCATTCCCGACATCACATTCGAACACATCCATCCTCCTACCATGCCTCTCTCCGATTCAAAACTCGAGGCATATACAGTCCCATTTACTCTTGGTTCATTAATTGATCCAAAAACCAATGAGTGCATAACCGTCGGCGAGTTAAAGCAAGCCGAAATTCGAGTCCCGGTCGACAAAGCCAAGATGATCAATACATATCAATCCGTCGGCCCAATGACCTACGAATCCGATTGCATGTTCAACCCCTGCAAAATCCCCGGCAGTGCTATGTTGAATGGGTTATCTCGAGCGTCTCCGATAGAGGTCCCTATCTCCAAGGCCGATTTCGCGAAAGCACAACGCGTCGTCGATGAAATCTTCAACGTTTGGGTCGATAAGAAGAAATTCTATAGAATCGCCACATCCTCTTTCGCATCTATCAAGAAGCAAAAGAGGTCTCAAATCGTTGATCAAGCTGTGTCTAACGTCGGTGCACGACGTGATGCAGTCGGTCATTGCTTCCCGAAAAACGAAGCAGCAAAAAAACTCATGAAAATTGGCGACAAAGAGTTCAAGACTCTCAGTGTTACAGCCATGGCTCAATCGCAATTGTCACAATTCACTGACATTTGCGATGCTCTCACCAAAGCCTGGTGTTTCGGACTCAAAAGAGGTCGTTACTCTCCCGTCGGCAGAACCAGACATGAAACCGCCACCTTTCTTGGCAGTTTCAAGTATTCTTGGGAAATTGACCTTGAGAAGCAAGACTCCAGTCATAACAGACTGTTGACCGCCACCTTCATTCTCTTCCTCGAACTCATATCGCAGCGCTCTGGCCTGCCTGAGCTCGCAAAAGAAATCCGAGAAGCCAGAACAGTCACAGACTGGGCTGGTCTGGTCGTGTTCATGCAAGGCTTCGGTCTCGGTTCTGGCGACCAATGGACTCTAATCGCCAACAAAATCATGGCTGTTTCTTGGTTAGTTACCAAGTACAAAGTCAATCAATGGCAACGCTTTCTCCAAGTCGGTGATGACATCACTTGTGACCGAGAGTTATTCCCACGTCAATTGACCCAGATTCAGTCACAAATCATCAAAGGCGTCAAGAGTAAACTTGACAACCATCTAAAAGATGGCCGTCCCTCATTCACTAGCATGGCTTCAATCAATGATGAAAACATCATGCTCGCTAGGGTTCGATTCATCAATAACATCGCCAACAAACAGCGGGATCGAGCAATGCACTTAGCTTGGACCGCCGAAATGGGCATGTTCCGACAATTCATTGCACCATTTGGTGTTTCATACTATGCTGAAATGCACAGTCAACTCTTTGGTACGTCTGAGCCTGGGCCTATCGAAAACATGATACAAAAGGCCTTCCACATCTCGTCATTGAAATACGACGATATTCCCGAATCACTCAAAGCTCCCTATGATGGTAGAGCCGCAAAAATTTACTCTAGACCTTTTGGTTGTGTCGGCTATGCGCTTGCACACTGCGTTTCTACAAACGTCGCTGCAATAAACGCAATTGCCAGATTTTCACGTGAATGCACAACCAGCGAGACTGTACAAGCTTGCGTGGACAACAATGTTCCATACGTGCTCGTTTCAGAATCATACTCC